GTGTCTACTCCCCACCATCAAGAACACCTTAGTTGGTGTAGATCTTCACAATCGCTTGGTCGGTGATGATACCAAGACCCCAGATTGAGTACCAAGCAAGAGCGTGTTCACGGCCGAAGTCGAGAACGCCACCATCGCGGAGTTCAACTGGAAGGGAGATTGCGTGACCGAATGCGTTGTCACCGATCATGATTGCCTCGGTTACAGCAGCGGCTGTGGTGTTAGATCCGCCACCGTTTGGATAGGCAGTAGCACCGACGTTTTCTGGGTTACCACCAAGGCCAGGACCTGTGTTGGCAGTTACTGGAACAGTGATCGCTGTAGATGGAGCACCTACGTTAGCGGTCTGATCCAAAACAGTACCAGAGGTGTACTGACGAACTTGAGTGGTCTCAATGAAGACGGTGTCGAAGAGACGGCCGATCTCACCAAGCATGAAGTTACCTGGAGCAGCGTACTTGGTAACCTCGATGAACTCAGGGTTGGTACGGATTGCTCGAGACTGTGCAGGAGAGATGAAGCAAACGTAGGTCTCACCCAAACGAGGGATGTTCTTGTTTGCCAAAGTCAGTGCAGCATCCTTAACGGCGCCTGTGCTGAACTTAAAGTTACCTGTCAACCCAGAGATTGAGGTACCGACTGTTCCTTCTACATACCAGTCGTTGATACCAGCGATGTTCGAGCGGTCATAACCAAAGACTGCTGATGTTGCAGCAGACAAGGTGTTACGAGCCTGTACATCGAGGTACTGCGCCATGTGGCGGCCGAGCAAACGCGAAGCCGACGCCATGATGTCATCGAAGGATGAGTTCAAGAGCAACTCTGATACAGCAACAGCAAAGCCGTTTTCTGCAACAGTGATGGAGATCTGTTCCGCAGTGAGGGCAGAGGCGACCATACGGACACCTTCAGTCAATGGGGTTGGATCGATTGCGAAATTCTTGTAACGCAAGAAGTTAACGCGCAACCCAGGAGAAACTCCGAGTTCAGTCTTCTTAACAGCGAACTGCTCGAAGCGAAGGATTGGCATTGCTTGGAAAAGAATTTCCTTAGACCAGATGGTCTGGATTGCTTGGTTCAGAGATGAGTTAGATCCTGAATAAGCGGTTGGGGCACCTGCAAGTTGGGTTGTGCCAGTTATTGCTGAACCTGCCATTTAGGGCTGTCCTTTCATAGTTGGGAATTGCTTAGTTGTCGAACAGACCCTGACCTCTGCTACTGGCGATGGCTCCTGGGTTAATCAGGTGCCGATTTTTTGCGTATTCTGCGGCTGTCATTTCTTTCAGTGCCTGTGGGTCGTTAAACCGTTGATGCTCCGATGAGTTGTCCTGGGGTCCTGCGGGATTCGTAATACGAACTCCCTGTAAAGACTGTCGTTGCTGTTGGTACGTAGCATTGACAGAATCTAGAATTGACGCAGTCTTTGCTTGAAGTACTGCGATGCTTTCGTCAATCTCAGCCTCAGTGTTTCCACCCACGAAATCGATCAAGTTAGGATCGATAGAATCCCGACTCTGCTCTACTCGTTGGCTGCGGTAACTTTGAAGTTGTGAGTAACGCTGTTCCTGCTCAAAGAGTGCTTGTGCAGTTTCCCGCGCGCGGGTCTCTTGCTCAAGTCTTGCTTGTGTCTCTTCTACACGACGAGTAAGTCGCTCGATGTCTGACATTCTGCTTTCCTCTTCGATACGAAGTCGCTCGGCTTCTGCAGCATTACGGGCTGCTTCCTCCTGTACACGTACTGCTTCGCGGGCTTCAAGTTCTGCAACTCGGGCCTTTGCCGCATCTGCTTCGCTCTTTGCTTTATTTAATTCTGGGTAAAGTTTTGCGCGTTCGCGTGATGCGATCTCATCGATAGAGAGAGGCAATGCGGGCGCTCCTTCAGATTGGGCAACTGCAGGTGGGTTAACTGTTGGCTCTTGTCCTTGAACAAGAACAGTTGATGGGTCGTTGAACTGATCTAGAATCTGTTGAACTGTCATTTTGGCACGTCTCTTTTTCTGGGTTGTTGTCCGATTGCCTTTCGGCGTGTCACAGGTTGATAAGCCA